GTCACAAAATGGAACAGTGACTCTTCGGTTTTGACATTGGCGGCAACGTGTATGCCAAGTATGTTTTCCACAGGAGTATCAGTGCGAGCCACAGCTGAACCACAAGAACAATTCCTATTCTTGTAGTTGGCCATAGCTACTTGATGATAATACACATCTTCTCCTTTTTGGCGACGCGTGTAAACAGCGTCCTTAGTGACTTTGCCGCTTGAAATTTCGAATTCCTCTGCTGAACTTTTCTCCATCTTAGCAATATAATCAAACTTTGCGACTTCCATGTTGGTAATATTATAAGAACCATCCCAGAAGTGTTTGACAATATTTTGCTCAAGAGAGAATTTTTTGTCAAGTTTATAGAGAACAACGTCTTCTCGAATTTCTCGTCCTTCTTCAACAAAAGGTTGCCTAAAATAGACAAGATTTTCTTTTCGAAATTGGAACTGCTTAACAGTGTTCCACTGGTATTTTCTGATATTGATAACAGTACCTTCCTCGAGCATTTTGTTTTCGTTGACATAATCTTGAAAGAAGTGATTGACAGTTAATATATATCATCACCCACGAAAATACAATTCACCTGAACCCCTGACTCGCTATTTTGAATAGCTCCGGTGGCTCGTTTTAATAGTACTTTTATGGCTTCTTGCATTCCTGCTTGTTCTCGAGACGCAATAAGGGCTCGTCCCTTTGCTTTAGCTGTTTTGGTGGTGCCTGATTCTTCTACTGCATCACTCTTCCAGGTGACGTATGCTTTGTACAGCAAAACGCCTCCCATCAAAGCGAGAGTTCCGTTAATAAGAAACTTGGCAGTGGAAAAGAGATAACTGCGCATGCCGAGATTTAGTTTAAAACCGTCGTACAGATCTTTCCAATAGCGTCCAGCTATGGCCCACATGATAATAGAGTGGCCCATAATAGCTTGATCAAGAAGACAAAGTTCGAAAAGATTCTTCAAGAAGCCAAGACCGTCAACGACGGTAGCTGGTATTCCAAACTGTTCCGTTGAAGGAACATCTCTGTCCTCTGCATCAATGTATTCTGCTGGATCAGGTTTCTCCTCGACATCCTTGTCGGCATTTCTTGCTTTACAATATTCACTAAATTCAGTCGAAAGAATTCCTCTATTTGAAAAATATTTTGTATTAAGAGTAGTGTCCGGTTGGGACGTGAGATTCTCAAAATATTTTTCATCTACATTGACTTCAAGATCCTTAAGTTTTTTCTTAAGGTCTGCAAATTCTTCCTTCTTCTTTTTAGCTATCATACCGCTGAGTATCGTAGCGGCATTGAGCGATATTGCTTTTCCATTTAGTGAAGGGTATCGATGACATGATACCACATTGAACACTTCTTGTTCTCCAAATTTGGGATCTGCGATGTTTATTTTCTTTATGACTTTCAGATGTAAGTCCATTCTTCGCAAAACTGCGTCTTTCGAGTAAAGAAGTTGAGTATTCCATTCCGGATCATTCGAGCACGCGACAACGGCTTCTGGGATTGCAAATAAACCTTTTATTTCAGGTCCAACAATGTTGGGAGAATTAATCATGTAGGGTGCTGAAGTGCACAAAGCTACAAGATTCAAAGCCTCCGTATTAGTTGTTTTATCTTGTCCCATGTCGTCAAAGAGAATAACTCGCTTGCTTGACATTCCAGGTTGAAATTCATTGATGTTAGTGAATGTATGGGTAGTTTCACGGACTTTTTCTGGTGACTTGAGCTTCAAGACTTCTGCTATCATAATCGGCCACATCGTAGACTTTCCTGTCCCAGGAATTCCTGAGAGAGCTAAAACGAAAGGTTCAAAAGGTCTATCTACTGGAGGTGGAGTTTCATTTAAGCCTTTTTCAAAATAGCTCACAAGACCGTACCACTCAACTCCCAATTTGTTATGTTCGATGACAAATTGTGTTGCTTTCTTCAGATCAATATAAAACTGAGTACGGATAGCAGTAGGCTCAAGTTGTTTATAGAGCCCTGGCGCTGCACAGGCTGCTTGATAGGCGAGAAAGGTGGTTTGCATTTCCATAATTGGAGAGCCTTTCTTAGCAAGTTGTTGCTGCAACCAGATTTTTGGCGGAGCACCGTCGAGATAATGTTCGACGACCTTATTGATTCCTTTGAAAACCAATGATGATAAATTCGAAAGTTGATTGCATAGCATTATACCAGGCAAGATGTCTTTGGCAAAAACTGAAAACAGCTTCAGCCCCTGGTAACTCTTAGTGAAAAACTCCCGAAGAAAGGTACAAAGTGTTCCTATTATTTCTTCCGGTCCTTGTTCTTTGTCTATGACCTCGAAAAAAGCGAAAAGTCCGGTGTTAACAACTTTTGGTGAAACGTATACTCTTTCGGGATCGAGAATGGTGAGACTGTCGATGAATTGTTCAGTCTTTCTTCGCACTAGAGGAGTTAAGACTCCAAAATCACAATTTTTGATGAACTCATAGCTGTATTTAGCAGCTCGAACATGATTTCTCGATTTCTTCTCTTCTTCATGAAGTGTCATGGCAATAGCTGCAAGGCCAAAGCCAGCTGTTCCGGACAAGCCATGTTTGTAAAGATCATAAAGTAGCCTAGCTACTTCTACTCCAAGAGATGATACGCAATAAGACGCGCAGACCTCGAAAAAGAAAGCCAAGATTTCATAAAACTCTGTGAGGCCGTTGAGAGCGGCATCGAGATTTGTAACTCTGTCCTTCAATTTCAAAACTTCATCTTTCATGTGTTTGAACTTTGCAGACACAGTCGAATTCACAGAATTCAAACTTTGTCGAGCTGCATTGGCGGCTGATGAAATTGTGCCGCCTTGCTCCATGCTGTCAATTTCTTCTCGTTCCTCGTTGTTGACGTCACATTCCAGGCTAAAAGGCTGTATAGGGGCTATGTCAGGATTGGTAACACGACCCCAAGGATTTTCGGGATTTCTTCCTTTCATTGTAACCATTGATTCTCTAAACTGTTTGCGCGATATTCTCGGCTTGAAGGCCTTGAATAACTGAGGTGGCGCATCAACAATATGATCGA